AGATGCAATAGACTGCGCAAGAGATGCAAGTGATCCAGTACCGCCACTTGTCATTGCTGCAAGCGCTTGAGAACCTAATTTGCCTGCATCTTGAATTGCGCCGGGAATGTCTGAAAGATTACCACCTCTTCCTGAAGCAATTTCAGCAGCTTTCGAGACAGCACCTTCTATTAAAGGATTTTGCTGCATGTTATTATATATTAACCCAGAAACATCAGATAACTGTTTTGGGAAAGGAAGTTCTACTGATTGCATACTTCGCAAACCTATACCAGATGCTCTGCCACTAGCAATTGTACTTTCAGAATCGTTAGTAATACTGTCGCCGTAGCCGTCTTTAAATTTAGTATAAGAATACTCTTCAAAAACTAAAAGCATTGAATGAGGAAAAGGTTTGTCTGGAAACCTAATAAAATTAGATGTACGCGCGCTTTTATATTCTTTTTGTCGAATTGACTCTTCTGGGCGGTTAGTTGACATGCGGTACTGTCCTTTGGATTATAAATAATTTAATATTATTTCTATTTATAACAATTACAATGAAGTGTGAGGAGAACGGGTGGCTTATAGTGGACGGTTTAAACCAAAAAATCCAAGTAAATATAAGGGAGATCCCACTAAGATTATTTATAGATCTATGTGGGAATTCAAATTTTTTAGATATGTAGATGTACACCCAGATGTAATTTGGTGGCAATCAGAAGAAGTTGTTGTACCGTATCTTTCGCCAATTGATGGTAGAAGACACAGATACTTTCCTGATGTAATTGTACATAGTAGAGTACCTATATCTAAAGGTGGGGGTGAGAAAACTTTGATGATTGAAATTAAACCAAAATATCAGACAGTGCCTCCCGACATAAATAAGAAGAAGACCGGTACTGGTCGGGTATCGAGAAGATATTTAAACGAGGTGAAAACTTGGGGAATAAACGAAGCAAAGTGGAAAGCAGCACGAATGTTCTGTAATCAACGTGGTTGGGATTTCCAAATTTACACTGAAGATCAATTAGGAATCAAATAATGGCATCAATGTTCGACGACATACTCCTTAAAGGAATAAGATCTGGTAAAGCACCAGCTCGCACAGATGCGGCTAGAGAGTGGTACCGCGATCAGGCTAAAGGTGTTACCCGCACAAACAGAAATAGAACTAAGGGTGACAAGCTTATTAAAGAATTAAGGCAAGATCAAAACCGACGTCAAGATAGTAGGTTTATGATGGGTAACATGTACTTATTTGCGTATGATCCTAAGCATAAAGATACATTACCATATTATGATAGGTTTCCACTAATATTTCCAATAAATAAAGCAAAGGGTGGGTTCCTTGGGATAAACATGCATTATTTACCACCGATTTTAAGAGCAAAATTAATGGATCAACTATATACAGTACTATCAAATAAGGCATTTGACGAAACAACAAAATTATCTGCATCATATAAAGTATTAAACGGAGCTGCGAAGTTTAAAGAATTTCAGCCAACGATAAAACATTATTTGAATGCACACGTAAGAACAAAACCGGCGTACATAAATCCATCAGAATGGGATATCGCATTGTTCTTACCAACACAACAGTTCGTTGGTGCTACTGCAAGTCAAGTATATGCCGATTCAAGAAAAATCGTAAGAGGAAGATAACATTGGCGTTTAATATCTCAGAATTTAAAACACAGATGGACTGGTTCGGTGGCCCATCACGCGGTTCTCTATTTGAAGTACAGATTTCGAGACCATCAAACGTTAAGTCGCGAGCTAGTTCTCGTGATCTTACATTCTTTTGTAAGAATGCTTCTATTCCTGGTGTCACAATGAACACTATACAAAATGATCAGGTTGCACAGTTTCGTAAATTGATGCCAATGGGTGTTAATACAGAGCCAGTTCAAGCAATCTTTTTGCTTGATTCAGATCATCAAGTACTATCTTTCTTTCACTCGTGGGCTCAAAACGTAGTTAACTTCGGTACTGCGGCAGGTTCATTTGCAGAGGTAGATGGTAAGTTACCGTTTGAAATAGGATATAAAGATAGTTATGCATGCCGTATTGTTATTAGACAATACTCTACAAACTATGATGTTTCAGGACAGTACTACGAAGTCATATTAGATAACGCATTCCCAATGATGATTGGTGATGTTGACTTGGCTTGGGAAAATAACGATTCATTCTCTGTATTACCAGTATCGTTTCAATACGATAGGATTCAGATGACTGGTGAAAGAATAGGATCACCCACTGCACGATATGGCAGGGGTAACGGAATACTAGGATTGATTAATCAAATCGGCGCAGTTGGTCAATTAATAGGACAAAACTTGGTACCAGAGTCTGTACAAGATGCAGTGAATAAGTATACAAGAGTAAATAACAAAGTGCGTCGACTTAAAGACTTTTTTGGTTAATGGAGAAATAAATTATGGCTTTACCTAAGATTGATTTACCGATTTTTGAATTGGAATTACCTTCGACAGGGAACAAGATTAAATACAGACAATATACTGTTAAAGAAGAAAAGATATTATTAGTCGCGCAAGAATCAAAAGACCCTGCGGCTGAAATTTTAGCTATGAAGCAAGTTGTTAATAATTGCTTACTTGACACAGATATTGAAGATTTAGCAATGTTTGATTTAGAATACGTTCACTTAGTGTTAAGATCAAAATCAGTTGAGAATACTATGGACTTTAGTATTAAAGATGACGAAACTGATGAAGATGTTAAATTAACTTTGAATGTCGATAACGTATTAATAAACAGAACTGAAGGACACACTAACGAAATTAAGATTAACGACGATTATATACTGATGCTAAAGTATCCAACTATTGATGCTTTCATTAAAATTTCAGAAATGTCGCCGCAAGATCCGTTAGTTAATTATTTCATAATGATTTCATGTTTAGATAAAATCGCGTCAGAAGATGAAGTACATAATTTTAGTGATTATAGTAATGAAGAAGTTGATGGATTTATGGAGAATTTAAGCAGTAGTGTAATTAAACTAATACAAACATTTTTCGAAACAATGCCGAAATTACGACACGAATTTAAATATAAAAATTCTAAAGGAAATGATAAAACGTTTGTTATAGAAGGATTACGCACTTTTTTTATCTGACGCTGTGTCATATCAACTTAGGCGAATATTATAAACAAGTGTTCGCTTTGGCACAGCATCATAAATATTCAATAAGTGATATAGAAGCACTAATACCATATGAAAGAGATTTATATTTTACTATGTTAATATCGCATATAGAAGAACAAAAAGAAGCCCAACAAAGATAAGTAGGAATTAAAATGGCAGAGTTGTCGCAGGAAACACAAGCAATAATAGACAGGTTAAAAGCAGAAGGCGATCTCAACAGAAATAGTGGGACCAATTCTGTACGATCTGTTAAAATAAAAATGGACCAGTTCCAAGGTCTATTTGAAAGTATTTCTGCTAACATCATCGAGCAAACAGCTATAATGCAATCTAACGCAGGAATGGCCGTTGAAGCGCTAGAGCGTGAGAAGTCTAGAGAGCAATTCGAAGAGTTGGTTGCCCCAGATAAAAATAAACCAGATAGTGACGATAAAAAACCTTTAAGCGAAGTCGGCGAAAAAACAGGTGACTCTATCGCTAAAGCACTTTCTATGAAAAATCTTGCGCTAGGAGCTGCGGGGTTATTTGTAGGGTTTAATCTTCTGAAAGGATTTATTGACGAAGAAACTGATGGCGGCTTTAGTAAGATGCAAGAGACTATTTCCAATATAAAATGGGGTGATGTAGAGACACAATTCAAAACGATGACTAAGGCCGTGACAGCAATTAATTGGACTAACTTTTCTAGTGCTATCAATAATATGTCTGACACTGTTAATACATTTACTACATGGATAGGTGAAACAGGCATCAGCGATATTTTAACAAAAGTAGTAGGTGCTGGATTAGTTGGTGTTGGTGTTAAAGGCGCTGTTGCTGGAATGCTAGCAGGAACTAAGGGTGCAGGAATGGGTGCAAAATTAGCAGCTATTGGTCCTGGACTTGCCCTCGCGGCAGCAGGTTTAGCTGTATATTACGGTGATGATATTGTGAAATATATTACAGAGCAAACCGGTGCTGAATCACCTGAAATGCAAAACGGTATAGAGAACCTAGTAACCGTAGGTCAAGTTGGGCTAGCTGCATTAAGTGTAGCAATGTTGTTTGGAGGAGGCCCTCTGTCAATAGCAGTTGTTGCAGCAACTGCAGCAGTAGGTATGGGTGTTCTTATTAAAAGTTGGATAGATAAAAATAAAAGAGTACGAGCAGAAGAATTTGCAGCATCTGTAGATAAAGCAATGGCCGCAGTCGAAAATGCAGAAGATCCAACAAATCTTGAGAATGATGAAATACGTCTAGTTGCCGAAGCTATGGCAGAAGCAAGAAGAAGAACACAGCTTGCAATAGGTGGAGCTGCTCGTAATGAAGCCCAAGCAGCTATAGCGGAGTTAGAAACTGTAATAGCTGAACAGAATGTTGGTGATGGCTCTGAAGGAGTTAACGAATTGCAGTTAGACCGGTTACGTCAAGGTGCACTTGCAGGTGATGAAGAATCGATTGCTGAGTTGATAAGGTGGGCGCAAGGTCGTGCTATTGACACAGAAGGAAGCATAATGCGCTGGAGACCGTTTAGCCCTAGCGTAACAAATCAGGAATTTGCATCAGATATTATAACTCGTATGGGGCGAGGAGCATATAGTGATAAATCTCTTTCGCTAGAAGAACAAAGGCAACAAGTTAAAGACTGGGAAGCTATAACAGAAGGTCTTATTAATCGTTTAAGCTTTCCTGGAAGTAATACATCACAAGATCCATATAGCGATGGCCTGAGTTCAAATAAATCATTAGTACCAGGCGCAGCTTAT